GTTTCACGCACATCTTTAATATGTCTTTCTACTTTATTGTCCATATCTTCTGCCATTCTACCATCATCTTCTTTCTTAAGTCTATCTACAATCGTTTTTGACCACCTAAAACCTGCATCGCCACCCCATAATGCCCATGCAATACGACCATTAGACGGAAAACCTTTTTCATCTGGGGTAAAACCTTGTCCCTGTTTGTCCACTTCATGTCTTGAGAAGAAAGAATACATTCTTTTGACAGTTGATTCAGATAAGTTTTTGCCACTAACAATATCTCTAGCTCTGGCGATACCAACTGCTGTACCACCTCGACCATGTTCTCTACGCCAGTCCAAGCCCTTCTGAGCTTCCGATTTCATACCTGCTGTCGGTTTATAACTTGCCATTTTTCTTTTTTTTACCAAATATTTTGTCCCAATTCTTGTCGAATTGTTCTTGTTTGATATCTTTAGGTCTCTGTTTGCTGCCCTTGCTCATCCTCATCCCCATCGCTTTGTATTTCAGCATCGATTGGCATTTTTGCTGCACCGAATGGCTGATATGCGGTCTTAATATCGTATTGTTTAGCTAATTCTTCTTCTCTTTGATGTTGCTCAAACAATTCTTCGACATCTCGACCATAGTTCGCTTGGATGTCTTGCATAGTCACAACACCTGCATTGAGACCATCAACATTTGCCTTCACTTCTTTTACTGGGTCAATCCAACCCCACGATCTGCTGTTAAACTCAACATTGTCAGCAAATTTACTGTATTTATCTGGTGGTAACAAAAAGCCATCTTTGAATGACATGGTTTGTAATAGCCATTTCTCAAAAATTGGCATAATAAAGTGGTCAATCATGAATCTTTGTAAGATCCTGTAATTATCACGTTCTTCTAATGTGCCTTGTCTGATGGATGAGTAATTTACACCTTCTAAATTGTTAGCAAGTGAGACATAAGATACGCCTAGACCTGAAGCTATCCCCCTTAGTATAGATTTATGGAAGCTGTCGAATCCTGATGTTGGATGCTGTGGGTCGAAAGATTGAAAACCCATACCATCTGGTAGTTGCTCGAATGTCCCTGCTTCTGCGTTCATCACTGGTGTGTAATCATCATCGGTATCTTCTCCTGTGTAGCTATCGCCTGCTGGTGAGGTAAAAAAGCCCATTTTAGAAGCTGCAACACGTGCTGCGACAAGCTCTGCTTCTTCGTAACCATCGAGCATCTTTAATCTGTTCAATGCTGTAGTCATGAATGGCAGACCTCTAGTTTGTTCTGGTCTATCTAATTGATAAGCATGGATAATATCTTCGGCTGGCACTTCGATGTGCGTTCTATCGTGTCTGCCGAATTGTTTATTATGTGGATGTTCCTTAAACAGATAGTAGCTGACTGGTTTTTTGTATTTGTCTAATTTGACACCCATAATAATCTCTTGCCCATTGTTTAGGATCTTGTTTTCTTCTTCGTCTAAGTAGTCAGCATCTAAAAACTGTATGCGGTAAGGGTCAAGTGGGTTGTTAGATGTAATGTGTCTTACTAAGACTTCACCATCTCTAGCTAAAGTTTCAATAAATAATTTTTGGGCATCAAGAAATGAAAGCTTGCCATCAATGGTACAATTACCTCTTTTTCCCCACTTAGCCCATTCCTTCTCTAGCACATTATTACCAATAATATCTAAACTATTATCGGCATTGCGTGCTTTTGATTGCAGTCTGATGCCATTTTGCCCAACAACATTCGTAACCAGTAATTGTAAATATCTTTTTGCGTAATCATTGTTGCGTGCTTGTTCACGACAACGATCTCTGATTTTTCGTAAGTTAAATCTGATATTGCTATCAGCATTGCTTGAGCCACTAACCCAATCAGCAAATAAGTTGCCTGATTGTGTGGCTTTGTATGTTCTGTACTTCTTGACAGCTTTTTTTCTTTGCTTGAATAGATTGTCCCAGATTGCCATAGTTAAAACCTTGCTTTGATTGTATTTCCTGTGTCTTGTTTGTTCTTTATGCGTTTTTGTTTAATTTCTTTATTATATTCTGCTCTGTATCTATCACGAAATCTCATAAGATCGTCAATCGACATTCTGGACAATGAACGACCTGCAATGCTGTAGCTCATTTGGTCTTGTGATGCTCTGTTTTCTATTACAGCTTGTATAGCATCTAATACTTTCTTGGCATGGCTTCTGTTGTCAGCGTTGGTATTAGCGAAATTGAGTTCTAATTTAGTGTGTCCTTCGTCAACAGCTATTCTTTGGCTGTCTGATGACCTAGTGATAAACGCATACCAGTTGTATTCACCTGCGGTGTAGTTTGCTGTCGTGGCACTTGCTATCTCGACAATATAATCGGTTGTTGTTTCTGTTGCTGTAATCGTAAATTTGTGACTACCACCGCCACCGCTATCTTCATGAAATTCATAAGTCAATGCGTAATCTGCTGTTGGGTAGTCTGCAACTAGGTCTGGTCTACGCCACATCCATCTGTCGCCAACTACTAAGAGGTCTGGTTCTTGTGTTGGATAGTTGTCTCTATCAAATAAATTCGCCATGTGAAATACTTTAACCTAAATTATAGCTATTCTTTCCATGAATTGACAAAATTTCTTGGGTTTGTCCTGTATAATCTTCGTCTTTCTTGGATTATTGATGGTTTTCGTTGTATATTTTGTTGTTTTTGTGGCTGTGGCTCTACTTTTGCCAATTTTTCAAAGTTGGGTTGTAGAATATACACTGCTGCAAGAGCATAAGCGAAATTATCAAGAGCTTCATTACGCTTTCTTGTTTGTTGCCATACTATTGTCGTTTTGCCCTTATATATTCTTGGCACTCTTCTTTCAGCAGTAAGTTGTCTAAAATATTCATCATCTAATGTGTTGGGAAAGTGAATTAAATTAGTCTTATCGTCCTGTAATCTCGCATGAATAAATTCTTTCGCAGTATCTACACCCACATTGAACAAAGCTGTTTTTTTTGAGCCGACAAAAGTTGGTTTAGATACAATAGATTTACCTGTTATGCTTGCACCTTTAATAGCGAATATTCTTCTAGCATTTTTTTGATAGGTAAAAGCGTAAACTTGGTTTGTCATATAACCACTATCGATACAGGTAGCAGATATATTCAATCTCCGCCCATCTTCAACTTGATATACAGTTTTTAAAAACTGATCTAACTCTTGCCAAACTTCTTTAGTTGCGGGATTGCCCCAGATGATTTTATATTCAACAACCCACGCTTCTAAATTATCCGCCCATCCTATGACTTGCACTTCTAATCTGTCGGCTTGCACATCAACCCCTGCTGTTAAGACTAAGACTTCGTGTGGTATAGCTTCGTGATTGTATTGTTCCGACTGGTTTTGTAGTTTGTCGCTGTCGATCTCTTCCCCTTCTTCAATAGCCCATGTTTCACCAAGTGTAGTGTTCACGAATGTTTGTAATAGTTCGGGTGATTTTTTTGCTTCTAAAAAGTCCTCAACCAATTCAACCCATGTTCTAAAAGGTGAATATAACTCAGAAATATGAAAGCCAACTTTTTTAGATTTGGCTTGTGCTTGCCACTCGCCATTCATTAGCATCCATTGTTTTTTACTTTCAGGTATTATTGTTCCACAATGTTTGCATGATAGTGAAGCTGTTTCAGGTTGTTCTTCAAGCCATGTTATTTGTTGCCACTTTAATTCTTGTTTTTGCTCACATTCTGGACATGGTACTAAATAAACTCGTTTATCTGATTCTTCATAAGCCCGTTCTATTCTGCTTAATCCTTTTATTGTTGGTGTTGATGTTAGGATAATTTTACGATTCCAGAATGTTGTCGTTCTTTTGCGACCAAGATTAACAGGATCACCTTCTGTGCCAGCACTTGCAGGATATCTGTCAACCTCATCGCACAATAATATTCGTATAGGTCGTGAAGCTAATCCACTAGCACTATTAGCACCAACTAACGAAATAGAACCGCCATTAAACTTTTTATGCATAGTGGTATTTTCTGAATCTCTTGTCCTTGCATCTTTGACTTTATCTTTCAAGTTGGGTGTATCTCGCAACATAGGGGCAAGCCTATCTTTGGAAAATGCTTGTGCCATAGATAGTGAGGGTTGAATACAAAGTATAGTGGATGGTTCTTGGTCAATGTAATAGCCAATAGTATTTAGCAAAATCTCAGTCGCCCCGACTTGTGCAGATTTTATAAAGACAATCTCTTCAACGCTTGGATCATTGATGACATTCATTATCTCTCTTTGAAATGGGACACGATCTGTTCGCCATTGTCCTGCTTCTGCTGAAGATTCGCTTGATAGCTTTCTATAACTATCTGCCCAAGCATCAATTTTTAAATCGGGCGGACTACGCCAAATATCACTCAGTTGTTTCCAGATTGGCTTTAGTTGTTGCATCGTCTGATAGTTCCTCTAAACATTCGTAGATTGATTCTTTTATGATGGCTTCTGCTTCAGCGTAAGTTTCAGCAGCTTGTGTTAAGTGTCCGAGCTTGGATGGTAGGGCTAAAAGTTTACTTCTGACGTTAGAAACATAATCTGACCATATTGTTTTGATTAAATCAGTTGATATTAGCTCGCCTTCCTTTTCTTGTAGTTCTAATTCGGCTCTATCGGCTTGTGCTTTTGTTAGTCTTGTCC